TGGAACGCAACGGTGGTTGCGGGTGCTGTTGCTCCGCTGCTCTGGCTGAACAGTGCCGCCAGGTTGTCGTTGATGTCTGCCCGGACGGTTGGGAATGTCGCGTTCTGGACGGTCTGATCAGATTGCGCCATTAGACGGCTCTCCCAAATCCAGTGGCGGTGTAGTGATACGCCTTTTCAATCGTAGCGGCGCCGTCGTAGAAATCGACTTCAAAGCCAGTGGTGGTCACGTTCGACAGCACATACCGCTCGCTGGCCAGCAGCTCCAGCGGAGTGATTGTCATGGAGTAGATGTCGTAGAAGGCGTGCTCAAACTGCACGCTGGCTGCCGTTGAGGGATTGGAGCTGGATGTGACACGCCGCGTCAGTTCTGGGATGAGGTGCAGGTTTTCAATGGCGATGTTGACTGAGGCGTCGTTGGTGGTCAGCACCGCCTTGACCTGGAACGCACGGCCTTGCACCACGCCGTTGATGACTTCAGTCCACGGTCCCCATGTTGGTGCGCCGGCTGGATCGTTATTTGTGGCGCGAATGTAGAAGGTAACGTTGGTGGCATCGCTAACGTTGCCGTCAAAGAAGCTGGGGTGATCATCAAACAGTCCAGCCGTGGCATCAAATAAGCCGCTGGCAGCCAGATCGCGCTTAAGGATGTAACGCCTGAAGTTCACGTCAAAGACATCGCCCAGCTCCAGTGTTTCGCTGAAGTAATACTCAGCCTGTGGATCGCCTTCTGCGTAGATTGGTTCGTAGTAATCCAGCGCGACATACAGATCTAGGTCGATGACCAGGGCGGTTTCGGTGCCGTCGTAGGAGCAGTTGACCTTGGTGCCGCTAAATGGGGTGGACAGGTTCTCTTCTTCCCATTGCACGCCACCGAAGTAATAGTCAGCCGCGTAGCCGATTGTGGTGTACAGATCCAGCTTCAGGCGGGATTCGTATTCCGGCAGGCTTAGTTCAAATGCCGTCGCGTTGGTGGACTGATTGCCCAAATAATCTTGGAACTTGAGCAGATACGTTCCAGGCAGTAGCGGGACTTGTTTTTGTGTGGCGTTACCGGCAACAGCGGTGACGACCTGTGTGCTGAACGCCCACTCGGCAGTGCTCAGTGGTCGGGGGTCATGGCGGATGATGACCTTGCCGCCGACGCGCACATCCAACTCGGTTGTTTGGTTCCAGGTCAACACAGCGAGCGACTCGCTGACCGGCACCAGTGTTAGGCCAGTGACATCAAGCGGTGCGGCACTGACCCCCTCGACCACATAGGTGGCGATTGCCGGTGAGCTGTAAAGAACGTTTGATGCGCTGATGCTGCTGACTTGGATTTCGTAGGTGCCTTGTTTAACGTCCTCAATCTCAAAAACGGTGCCCTGCACCGTGCGGGTGGTGAAGTTGTCGTCTTCGTGTCTGTATCTGACGCGGAAGTTCTTGATGCCTTGCGGTCCGTTCCAGCCAAAGCTGATCTTGATGGCAATGCGCCCGTTCAACTCGTACTGAATCTCTTTCGTGGTGCCGCCTCCCACCACTGGAATTTCCATGATCGCCAGTGCGGTTGGTGCATCTGGGATGACGTTGAGGTCCGTTGTATCACGCGGCTGAAGTTGCTCGCCGTTTTCGATATAGGCATATTTGCTGGGATCATGCGCGATGGCGCTGATTGTGTAGGCGGCGTTGTCTTGTTCTTGAACGCCAAGCACGCGCCAGGTCGTTGCTAGCAACGTTGGGCTTTCAAGGATCCACAAGCTGTTGGCGTTTGGTGTAGAGCTAAATGCAGGCGAGATTGTGATGTTGGCGCCAGTGATGTCTTGGACGGCGCGTTTTTCAACGGTGCCATCCGGCAGGATCACGCTCAGCTCTGAGGCGCCGATTACATAGGACAGGTTTGTGTCGGCGGTGTTATCGACTGTGATGACCGTCGTTGTTGCGCTGTTGATGCGACCAGCGCGGCGCGAACCTGCCTTGACTGGATCGGCGATGCTGATGATTTGACCGGGGCGCACCTGCTGACCTGCATCAAGGCTTGAGGTGAAGCTCACCACTTCCTTCTCGTAGCGTTCGGAGTACAGCAGCCAGCGACCGATGCGGTTGGCTTGACCGCGACTGGTGCAGGCAAAGGCACTGATCTCAGTTTTGACCGCGCCATACTTGTCGATCGCTTCTGTATCTTCCACCACCTCGTAGGCCGTATCACGCAGGCCGGACTGCCACACCCCCGTGGAGCTATAACGGCCGATGTCTAGGTAGCTAACAACAGCAACATTGGGGCGCGTCTTGAGACTGCCACCGCTATAGCTAAATCCTTCAGGAGTTACGTTGGCTGGCGAGAAGAGATAGACCGGATCTTCTGGGCGATCCTGGGCGATAGTCATACTGCCGCTGCTCCAGAAGCCTTGGCAGCGCATCACCGACAGCAGATCGTTGACCAGCTTGTACGCCTCTTCTGCTGTTTGGATTGTTGCGTTGCAGGAGAAGCGTGCTTCCTGACCGTTCTGACCGTCATCAACGAGCGTGTTTGCGTATTTAGATGCAGCAAAGAAAGCCCACTTATCTAGTTGGTTTGCGTTGATGTGTTCGCCGAATCCATAGCGAGTGCTTGTCAGCAGGTCGTACAGGATCCACGCGGGGCATGATGTCCACGTAGCTGCTGCAAACGTTCCATCCCAGACAAAGTTTTCTGGGTAGATGATCCGGCCGGTTTGAGCGTCAACGCTGACGCCGGAAGGGATGACAACCTTGATGCCTTTGACTAGGTAGCTGCGGCTTGGGATGCTGCTGAACTGTTCGGCATCAACGCGCAAACCAACCAAGGCGCTATTGGGATAACGCAGTTTTGCCCAGACAATTTCGGTATAGCTTTGCCAGTTGAAGGCATTGCTGAGCAGCGCACTGGTGCTGTCGGCTGTGACGCGGGTGACGCGGATATCTACGGTGTCGCTGGGGTTGGGACGCACCAAATCAATCAGGTAATCCTTGCGGTATTCGTCGCCGGTGCGGCCTGTGATCTTGTCGGTCGTTGCACCGTTTGCACCAATGGCTTGATCGGTGAAGCCGCCGCCGTTGTACTGGACAGCAATCTTCAGCTCGACTGATGCACCATTGGTGTCGCCTGTGCTGCTGCTGATGGCTTGCAGTGCAGGGATGGCAATGGTGACGCGGACGGCATCAACATCCACATCCGTAATACTGCGGACGATTGGGACATCTTTAACAACAGCAAGTCCAACAGGTTTTTCGTCTTCAACGCCGGGTGTCAGTGGGATATAGGTTTGATTTTGGGTGCCGTTGCGCGTATAGATCGTGACATCTTCAAAGTTGTAGCTGCCGTTGAGATTTTGCAGCGGCGTATTGTTGAGATAAATTGATGGCAGATTTGACTGGCTAATCACTCCACCAGTGTTGATGGTGTGCTGCACCAGTCCTTCGATTTCGCCTTCGGAAATCAGGTCGATGACGTTGGCATACTGACGCGAGTCGAGGCTGTCCTTGGCTGTGGACGGCGTGCGAGAACTGCCCGCACTGCCCCCCTTACCGAAACCACCACCAGCGCCAGAAATCGTCATGCCCGCACCTGCACCGTGTCGATACCAGCGGAGATAACCACGCTGCCGGTCAGGGTCAGGCCGTAGCAAATGGGTACAGGCGTGCCTTGCCGAGATGTTTGTTGTATCCCGGAGAAACTATACGTTTTGCGTGGATCGGTATCACTGTTCACTCCCTGCGGAACCACTGGAACGGGGCTAATTAACTGACTAACTCCGCCCATAACTAATGCAGCACCAAGACTACCGATAGCCAATGCCGCCGTGGATCCAAGTTGGAAACCCGTGGTAATACTCAAACCTGTGGCGAATGGTCCGTATGCCGTTGAAGCGAACGCTCCGAGTGGTCCAGCAATAACCGCAAAAGCCAGCAGCGCAACACCTGCCAAGATCTGCCCAGTGGAACCACCAGCGCCAGCAATCGCGGGGATGATCTTGATGTCCTGCTGACCAGCAGGATGATGTAGCTCGTCCAGCGTCAGGTCGTAGTCGCCGACGCTGACGCGATAGTGCTGGTCTGCCATGTGTTGTTCCACGGCAGGGAAGTTAGCCACCAAGAAACGCACGGCCTCTGCGGCGCTGGC